CGTTCGCTACTACAAACAACCGTCCTAGTTTTGCTTTACGTTTATTTTTCATAACATTAAACAATCAAATGCTCGCTATCCCAAAGCTCTAATGTTTCCGCTCTCGTGTCTCCAGATACAATGTTATGACAGTTAGAACACATTGCATACCAACCGTAATTAGTATCTCTATTACTGCCGATATATGGAGTAGGCTTGATGGTGTTATCGCCAACCTTCTTACACTCGTCACGCATACAGTATGTAAACTCTTCGGCTGGCCACGTTTGCGAGGTTAGCTTGTTCCAAAGCTTCCCCATTTGTTTTATGCCAACCCTTGAGCGGTTGTTTATAAGAAGGTTACAGGCTGAACACTCTACAGAACAATCTTGACCGTTGTTTTCCACAAGTAGAACAGGGTCTTTTTTACAGAGTGGACACTCCAACAGCCAATGCTTTCCTGTATATGTACCATCAGAAATTTCTTCTATTATTCCCCAAGGTGCATCTATGTCTGCTATCATTTGTAGTATTCCTCCGCTTTCTTCAGCACCGTAACGATGTCGTTAGGGATGAGTTGCTCGTCGAACATACCCATTGGGGTCTTGGCTGACGTAACCCCATCCGTGTTAGTCTGGAAGAAGTATTCCATCTCCTCGGTCTTCTCGTTCTTGCGTACCTCGGTGAACAACACCATGAGAAACTCCTTCTCTATCGCACCTTCGTGAACTTTACCTTGCACCTTGACCCTGCGGTGCGAGGTCTCGCCACCTGTAATCTGTGGAATCTTCACGATGTCGTCTACCGCCGTGAAGATAATCGTAGCCTTATCGTTCTTAATGGAGTCTAACATATTACGAATAGTCCTGTTGTAGAACGACCAGATATCGTAGCCCTTGAACGAGTTCGTAGCCAGAGTGTTGACCTGCTCCACGTACTTGGTGAACGACTCGACCACTATGGTCTCGCAGTCATCTTTCTTTAGAACCTTCTCAAGTTCCCTAGGGAAAGCGTTGGCGTTCTCCACGGGAATGATGTTGAACCTGTTAGCATTGGGGAAAGGGAATCCCTTACGCTCCAAGTCTAGGATGTAGGTAGTCTTCGGGTCTAGGTTACGCAACGCTGTACTCTTGCCGCTGCCGCTATGACCCACGATTGCAATCAATGGTTTATACATTTTCTGTGTCTGTTGTTATTTCTATTTTAGTTTCTGGCTCGATGACACCGTGGAAGGTATCAAATTCTAACTGCTCATCCCTAGGCCATTGGTCTTTAAGTAGCATCAAGCCAATGATCCCGTAGTTTGCTATGTCCTTGAAGGTATCCTCCAGCGATTCGTTCTTCGGGGACTCCTCTCTGTCCATCAACAGGTTTGCGAGTCGCTCTACCTTATCGTAGAGCCGTACGCTAAGACCGCGAACACCAAACCTGCTAATGTTCTTAGGCCCGTAGTCTTTCTGCTTCTCATCCAACAGGCTAACACACTCAGCAGCTATGAAGAGCGCACGTTTACCTGCAAGGGTATCAAGTTGTATCTTCATTTGCTGATGACCCTCCCCATTATCACGGACATATTCTG